TGTTGCTTTAGGTTTATACCCAAACATATAAGCTAATTCATATAAATTATTTGTTTGTCTAGCTAATTGGGTGTATGTTTCTCCAAGTTGGTTATCTAAATAAAAAGACATTACATCACCTACATAAGCTGACATTTCCATAAACATCATACCTGGTGATGTTGGGGAAAAATCATTATAAGTATTAGGGAAATAAGTTTTAGAAAATTCTATTAACTTAGCTCTAATATCTGAAAAGTCTCTGTTTACATATTTTATATCTCTATCTACTGTTGCCATTATGTAAAGTCTATTTCTAAAGTATCATTAATATTAGTGTTTATTACATTATAAGATAATAATACTGTTATTGTGTTTAAATCTTCTTGTTTTAATATTTCTAAATTATTTACATTTACATTTGGAAAAAAATTATTTAAATCAGATGATATTTGTTCTTCTAAAAAATCTAAATTATTATCAGTTATTTGTTCAAATATAAAAGCTCTTAATCCACCTCCAAATTCAGGATTTAATGGTCTTTCTCCTGGGTTTGTTAAAAAATAGTTAATTAAGTTATTTTTAATAGCCGCTTTTGTAGTATAGTTAGGTCTAAATACACTAGGTGCATTAAAAGGAATATCTATCCCTACAGCAGCACTTTTATTAAAGTCAATGGGGTATATTTGTTGAGCGTCAAATGCCATTATTTACTTGTCATTAATCCCATTATTTGGTCCATTCCTACTTCTCCCCCAGGTAATGCTCCATTTGGTGAAGTTGTGTCTATGTTACCTTTTGGGTTAAAAGTTTGAGCATCTTTACTAGTTAGATTTAATCCTGTTTCACCTAGAATATCCATATATGCTTGTCTTTGTTCTTTTAAAGATTTTTTAGGTGTTTGTGTAACAGTGAGTGTAGTTGGTGATGTAATACTTTCTTGTATTGGTTGTGTAACTACAGCTTTAGGTGCTTTAACTGCTTCTAGTAAAACTTCCTTTAGCTCCTCTTGTATAGCCTCTCTAACAGCTTCTTTGATTATTTTTTTAAGTGCTTCGGTTTTCATTTTTGTGTTTGTTATAAATATTAAATTAATCTGCTTTTAAATCATTTGTTTGTATGTAATATACTAATTCATCTATTAAAATTTGATCATTAGAAGAAAATGAAGGTTCTCCTTCTAACATTATTACCCCTGCTTGGTTTCTTGCTATTGCTTTTCTACGTTTTAAACTACTATTAGTTGGTCCTTCTACAGGAATTACACTCATTATAAACCCATTTACATTAGTGATTACTGGGGATTGGGATGTTTGGGTAGCTGCTAGTAGATCATCTGTTAATGTTTCTTGAGGTAGTGCCCCTTCTATAGAACATCCTTCAATTAAACTATCTAAAGTTTTTAAATATTCAATGACTCGATTTAATATTTCTACAAGTAAAGTTAATAAAATTAAAGTAGCGGACGATATAAATTTATATTTTTTTAATTCTCTTTTTATAGCTTCAGTAGGTGAAGCATTTCCTCCAGGAGCAGAAGATAATGATGTTAATACTGGGATTAAAACTTGGGCTAAAGTTATTAAACCATCTACGACTTGTACTCCTACTCTTAAACCTTTTAAAAAGTTATAAATGTTATTTAAAATTTTAGTTAATCTATTTTTTTTTCTTATTAATTCATTTAATTCATCTAAACTTGCAGGACAAGTAGCATTCATATCTCCATATTTTTTTCCTATAGCCTTAGAAGCTGCTGCTACCCCAAATGCAGCTATTAATGCTAAAATTTGAGGAAGTAAAACTGTTTTTAATTGTACTATCACCCTATTTATAGCTTGTTGTTTAGCTTGTTCAAAATCCATTTTAGATAACTGTAAAGTTCTAACTTGTGGAATTGTTAATGGTATTTCCATTTCGATAGCTTGTTTTAATACTATTTCTGAGGGTATTAATGGGGTTATTCCTAAAGTTGATTTTAATTCACCTTCTAAAGTAACAGGAATAACTGGGGTAGGTTCATAGTCTTGGGCTGCAACAGTTAATGTAAAAGGACTTACAAGTTTAAAATTTGGGTTTTTTAATTTTTCTTCTAAGGCTTCATTTTTAGAAGAACTTAAAGCTAATTCAACTAATTCTGGGGGGAGTACTTTACATTGACCCATTAATTCAAAATCACCATTTTCTTCAGAAACAGTTGACCAATTATTTTCGGAATCTGTTATATTAGCTCCCCCTATAGGTTCTTTAGTTGACATATCTACAACTTTACCTATAAACTTATAATCTGTAAAGAGGGAATCTTCTATTGGGGTTAAAACTAAAGTACCAAATCCTCCAACAACTTCATTTTCATCTGTAAGTTCTGCTAAATAAGAATTCATCTCCCTTAACATTTCTTCTGCAAGTTCTTGGTAATTATTACTTTTGGCATCTAACCCAAATTGTTGAAGTTCAGTATATCCTTTAGGAAAATTAGAAATTTCTCCTATAACGCCCATACCGTCTTCATAAATCTCAAAGTAAATTTTGCCTTTTAACTTACTTTTATTTCCATTAATGTCTTGAACAGAAGCTTTATAATGATATATTGGGGTATCAAACATTAAACTAGTTTAACTGTTTTAGATAAAATTACAGAATTACCATTTGAATCTTTTGAAAAATCATCTAATAAATTATCTAATGACATTTCTAAAGTAGTACAAACTGTAGATATTGTTGCATCTGCTGCAACAGTTCCTCCAGGCCATACTTGAGAATATTTTAATATACTTACTAATTGTTTTAAATTATAACAAAGATTATGTAAATCATTTCTTAAAGTTTCACCTTTAACTGCTGGTTCAATTGCATCTTTACTTCCTAATTTTATAGTAGTTCCTACATCTATAACAAAATTTGAAGGAGTATCAAAGTTAAAGCCTTTAATAGCTTCAAAACTTATGGTTCTTTGGGAACTTAATAATATATGGTCCGAACTAGCATTAAAAACTAGACGTCCTGAAGATATTATTACTTGGTTTTTTTTATATTGGGAAGGAATAGTTGGTACTTCTCCAAATCTTTGAGTATATGAAAAATACCTTTCACTAGCAACATTTATAGGTATACGTTGGTTAGAGGTTAAATATACAGATGATTGGTCTTTATTTATATCTTCTACTATGGGTTCCCATCCAGCATTAGATGAACTAAGAGGTTGTCCATTTCTTATAAGGGTAATAGGATTTCCATTTTTTCCATAATCAGACCAAGGATTAGAAGGTTTAGTATTTTTTGCTTTTGCCGTACTTCCTAATCTTATACTATTACCCCATCTACCTTCATATATAATGTCCCCCGCAAAAGGTAATAATGGGTGAATATTATTTCTTTCTATAAATGTATTTTGACTTGGGTTTGATGGACTATTTAAATTTATTTCTGTAGATTCATCGGTTACTCTCCTAACTGATCCTGCTATAGTTTGTTCATAATCTTTTTGTTGAGATGGAGGTAAATCTGAAGTATTTACTGGGTTAGGATAAGCATTATGATGGGGGTGGTTCCACAAACTTATCATATTCATATAATAATATGTTTCTTCTGAAACATTTTTTCCGATATCAGTATTAGGTAGTTTAAATATTAATACTAATTCATTTACTAAAGGGTAAGATGACATTTGGGGAAAAAAAGGTTTTGCATTAGCTATATCAGGATTAGATGCATTTACAATAGTAAAAAAAATAGTTCCTATGCTATTTAAACCCCCATAATTAAATATTTCAGGAAAATTAATATCTAATATTATATCAGTTACTCTACCAACTTTAATTTGATCACTTAAATTACTTACACTATCTTTTATGTGTTGAAGTCCTTCTATTTTATTTCCAGCAGGAATCTTTGTATTAGCTGATAGCCCTTTATTAAATCCCATTAATCTTCTTTTTTAGGTGGTAATTGTAAATTATTTATTTCTTTAAGGAGTTGTTCTTTTTCTGCTTCTGAAATGCCAAATCCATTTTCTTCAGTACCTTCGTTTGCGAATATACGTTGGAATATTGTAGCAACCTTAATAAGTGCTTCATCATTTTTAATGCCTAATTCCATGTATTCTTTAATAAGTGGCACAATCATTGTAGCATCACCTATATCACTGATTAATGGTTTAAGCTCATTGATTAATGCGCTAATTTGAGTTTCTTTTTTCTTTTGATTATCGTAAATTTCTTTAAGTAAATCCGAGTATGATTTTTTACCGAATATATTTTTGTCTAAATGGCTCATAGTTATACATTTTGTTCTCGTATAAATATGATTAATTAAGATCTTTCAAAATCTATGTAACCCGTTTCTAGGTAAAAAACATAACTACCCTTAAATAAACCATATAATTTAGTAGCTATTTTGGTAATTTTAGGTGTTTTAACTTCTAGACCATGAGCAGCCATTATTTCTCGTATGTAAATATATAAGGCTTTTTTATTAAATATTTCTAAATTTTCTCTTTTACGAAATAATTCTAGTATAGCATCTGCTACTTTAGCATCATTACCCTTAGGGAAAAAAGTATCAAATCTATCTTCTACATATTTAATATAACTATCTATAAAAATAGATAATTTATCTTTTTCTTTTTCTTCACCCATTTGGTATGAATAGTTATCATCCTTAAATAATTCATCTACAGGTGCTGTTTGTATACGTTTTTTATAATTTTTTGTATTATATACTATTAACCAGTTTTTTGTTATAGTACCAAAATATGAATATGCTTTAGCCCCATTATCTGGGTTGAATAAATGTAACTTTGAAAGTAAAAATGTTATTACCTCATGTTGTAAATGTTCTATTTGGTCTACTTCAGTGTAATAAAATTTAAAAGTATGGATTATGTTTTCTGTTAATTTAAAAAAAGCATAATGGATTTCATCTCTATATATATTACTTCTTATTTCTGAGTTTGGTTCATTGTTGTATCTAACAATAGCG